ATTTGTCTTCTGTGGAGGAATATAATTAAAGATATCTTCTATATCTGGAAACATTATAAGGCTAATCGAAAACTAAAATCTCTAATGGAGAAAAATAAACAATACGAAAGCTTTATCAACGATGCTATTTATATCGAGATTAATGGTGATTTTAATACGATGTATACAAACCTAATAGAGGTTTGTGAGTACTACCATAAAGAGTTATCTCCTTATAACAAACGTATCTTACCAGATAATATTGGTACGGATATTAATCAGATACCAGTTGGGATTAAGTATCTAACTAAAACAGATACTTTAATAAAAGTAAATAGTGTCATTGGGTATTTGACTTCTCAACTGAATAATCCTACTTTTAAATTAAAACCTTTAGAAGTAGAAAAACTCAATACCAACTATTCAAGGTATTCTCCTAACATAATCACTATTGTCGATTTCTTCGATAAAATGATTAATTTGTTAAAAACATTAAAGGATAAGAAAGACAGTCCTTTGATTTACTTTAAACTGAAACCGATTATATTTGTACTGATGTCTGTTATTGTCGTTAGCTCTAAAGCACTGTACGAATTTAATAAGGTTGAAGAATAATTATTTATATAAAGGAAACAACATGAATAATGAAGACACTATGCTTCGTGGATTTCGAAAGATCACCGATTCTAAAGATGGTGGTTTAGGTGAAGTCACTAACGATTGGCCTGGAATCTGTGCCATGTTATTGCGGAAGATTATCCGTGATATGTACATTGGTAAAGGTAAAGAAGGTTTTATGCAATGGCAGGATGAGAATATCACTTATCCACAAATGGAAGAACTCATCGAAGAGTTTGTTAAACGATACTATGGAAGTAGTATTTCAGATGCTGAATTAAAATCTGAAAAATCTCGTTTACTGACAGAGTTCTCTCGTGATGGTATTTCATTTAAAGTATTGGGTGAATTACTGTTGGTATTGGATTTTGATTGGGTAGATATTTCGATTACTGCTGCACGTAAATCCGGTACAGTTAAAACCTATATGCAACATATTGGTGGAATCGGTAAAACTCAATTTGAACATCCTGAATATACTGAAGAATACAATCGTGAATCTGGTGGTCATGAACATCCAGCAGATTGTCCTGATTCTTTAGTAGTAAAGAAAATCAAAAAGAATGCTACTCGTAAGAAGCATTCTAAATAATATAGACTATTTAAAAAGGAATTAACTTAAATGACCAACTCAACAAATACACTCGAGTTTAAAGCATATCGAGATATGGATAAGAAAGATGGTATTGACCATATCCGTATCGATAAACATGCCATTACTTTACTTGGTAAGCAGCTGATTCCCAGCTATACTCGTACATTTTATCATCCTGTTTACGGTTCATTTGCCAGTATTCAATCTGCCATTGAGTGGTATAAACTGGAAAAAGACGATTTCGATGTACGATTGATGACAGGTACCAAGTTAGATGAATATGTAAAAGAACAAATTGAATCTGGTAAAAATACGGTTAAAACCACAGAAGTACCAGATTATGTAATTAAAGAGTTTATCACGTATTCTCTATTGAGTAAACCTGATTTATTCAGTATGGCTGTGGAAAATAAATTACCTTACTGTTGTTATCATGTTGGTAATGACGGATATGCTAAAGTAAATTATATCCAGTATACCCGAATACTCGGAAAAGTAATTGACGAATTACGTGGTAAATAATCAATTAACTGACTGTACTACACTACCTCTTCTATAGGGGTAGTGTAGTATATAAAATCTATGAATTGTTTTTTAGTTTTAGAAAAGGAAATAACATGGCTAAAGTAAAAAGAACACCTGCTCCGCCAAAAGGTAAAAAAGGAAATAAGTCTAAAAAGACAAAAAATGGTGTAGGTAATAAAGTATCTACTAAAAAGAAAGATGATGCAAAAACGGTATTTAATAGTAGTCTAGATACTAAGTTAGCTACCATTGATGCTTATCAGAATTTAGGTAATACTGTTAATAGTTTATATCAGTTTACTAACACTATGTCTTTGACTTCTATTACCGATGCTATTAAAGGTGGGTTAAATGGTTTAAACAAAATTAATGAATACCTTAAGATGGCAAAGGATGTTAGTGAAGGTCTTAAAAATGGTAACCTAATGGATAGGGTAGGTTCATTAGCTCCTGGTGCTAAAGCAGCATTACAATCAGCTGGTTTAGACCCTGCTATGTTTGATAAGGTACAAGCTGCTGCTAAAATTGGTAATGATGTCGTTAGCACAGTTAAGGATGTTCGTTCTGGTAAATTAGATATCTTAAATGGTTTGAATAATCTAGGTAAAGCTATCACTGGTCAAGACATTGGTTTAATAAAAGACATTCAGGCATTTAAAGCATCAGCTGCTGCTATTGTTAAAGAGTTTAGTAGTGCTGGTATTGCTATTCGAGACAATTGGTATTCATTAGTAGGTCATCGTGATAAAGACGGTTACGAATATAATGTTGCCATGGATGTTGCTACTACTGTAATGGATGACTTACTTGAATATGGTGATTACGATACTGCTAAGATAGCGATTAAATCTATTAATCCACAAAAGTTAAAAGAAATTACAGGTGATTCTATTGAAAAGATGTTGAAAAACTTCAGTATGAATTCTGTATTTAACACGGGTAGAACTGAACAAGATGTATTCAATGATGTACTAAGTACAATTGAAGCATTTGACAATGGTAATTACCTTTGGGTAGATAGAGAAGGTGTTAGAAAACTATTTAATGTTCGTTTGTTCATGAGTGCTTCTGAGGACTTTAAAAGAATTGCTAAAGTAAGTTTAGCAGATAGATTCTTTTTAGATAGCCATGTTAAAAAGTCATTGGATTATACTGATAAAGAAAATGAAGTATTGTTACTACTAGGTAATGTATTCACTAACATTAGTGATTTTAAAACTGAACTTAATAAAGACTTCCCTAACTTTATCGTTAATGAGCGACAACAAACAGTTTCTATTATTTCACCTGATGCATTTAAAATTAATAACGCATAAAGATTACATTACAGTATAGCTTTCGCTATACTGTAATGTATACACATATTAACGTTCTGCTCTCTCATCCCAAAGTAAGGCATTTAAACCATCTTTTAAGAATAGGGCACCTAGCATTTGCCCAGGTAAACTATTACCCATGACACTTGCTGTTCTTGCACTACTATAACTAGAAACATATTGTAATTGGTTAAATGCTAATCTACGTTTTAAACGAGTACTTTGATAATATTGTTCATTAACACCCATACCTGCTAATGTAGCCATATAATCCATAAACGGAGTATCATCGTCAAAGATACCATTTACTAGATTGGTTGCTACACCGAAGAATGCACCGGCGACTGCACCACCTATACCACCAATTAAACCACCACCAACCATTTTTTCAATGGTTTCAGTCATAGAGACACCTTCTGTAATAGGCATAGCGATAATTTCTTCCATCGGTGTAATAGAGAAGCTAACATTCATTGACATTAAATTACCTTCTGGTGTAAAACCCATTGTACCATCACCACGTGTAATAGTGATAGAATCAATTGCAGCTAGGCGAGATTGCATCCTACCTTTATCGTAGAATTCACAATACAATGGATTAGAGTGAGAGTGTTTACCTACAGATACAGGCAATGCAGCAGCCAAAATACAAGCTAATGGAAAATATACATCATTAAATGCAGAACGACGATTTGCGTATCTTGCTTTTAATGTAAATGAATAACTTGGTTTTGGTAATTGTGCTTCTGATGATTCCCAGTATTTGGGCATAGACACTGTACCACCGCCACCAGCAACCAATAGACCACCTAATCCTACAGCAGATATAGCACCAGTAGCAAAAGATTTAATTCCACCTACTACCGATTCAATTGCATTAGTCAGCGCGTCATCACCAATATTACCACCTGCTAAATCAAAGTAAGTGGAACGACCAGTAGAAGACATACTGTTAATCTTTTCCATTAATGAAGAAGTTTTGTAGTTGTTAGAGAATGTTTCAGAAACAGCACCTGTATCATCCACACGAAAGCTAACGAAAGCACCGCCTTCTCTTAACTCTTCTTCTAGGAATTTCCAGAAACCATCATTACTTACACTATCGTAAGTCGGAGTATCACCAATATCACTTTTATTTGCTTTTTCCCTTTCATCTCGTTGTGGTTCACCATTTTCACCAGGTCTATCTGAATTATACATAGCACCACCACCATCAGCCGACATGGAAGTCCATTTAGAGATGTATTCAGCTAGTTTGAAAGAGGTTCTACCGTTTCTATTACGATAAGAAGTATGGAGCATTTGTCTTAGGTCTAGTTTAGTACCTGTGGCCATTTGAATTTCTTCTAATGTTTTATAACGCGCATGTGCTAATCGCTGTGCACGTGTAGCTACTGCAAATACGTCAAATTGTGCGCCTGATTCATAACCAGTAATTTTACCTAATGCACCATCTAAGAATTGGTTAATGTGTCCATTACCGCCGAATGTATTAGGCCATAATGCTTTCATGGCTTTAACATTATTATCGTCCCACTTCATATCATCTTCACCAAGTGTCATGTCGTTACCATTTTCGTCCTTACCAGTACCACGGTGAATCAAACCTAAGTCTACTAAGAAGTGGTTACAGATAGTTTGTACAGATGACCAGTATAATGGCATATTTGGTTTTAGATAAGCATATTTAGATGTTGGTACACGTAAGAAAAAGTTCTTAGCTTTACCCAACATACCAATTAGAGCTAATGGCCATGTAATAATAGAAACAGCATGTCCAACTAAACGACCTAATTTAAATAATAAAGTATTAATCAAACCTTTATTAATAAATGCTGCTGCACCTGGGTGGAACATACCAAACAAATAACCAGTTAATGAGTTAAATGCCAATGTACCAAACCTAAATGTTACTTGTCTATAGTTATCATCAAATGTTTCTGAAAAGTATGGACTTAGACCATCGTCATTTGCACCTTTTCTTGCTTTTAACCAGTGTGTATCTGACATAGGGTCGGTAAACAAACAAGGTTGTGGTAATGGGTTAATGACCAAAGAACCACCTGGTGCAGTATCTTGGAATTTAGAGTCTGATGTACTCCATGTTCTGGTCTCTAGTGATGCGCCATCCAGTGTTTCTTGGTTAATCATGAAGATACTACGTACCCAGTTTTTATCGTTAAAATAACTCGATTTACTGGGTTCTATCTTCCCATCTATTTCACGTACTCTCTTTTGTACGTCCTTATAAGGATTCATGTTACTCATGTTTTACTCCTATTTATCAATCATAGAAAATAATAGACTGCCAGTGTTTACACACTGGCAGTCTGATTACTTTATTGATTACCTTTTCTCATGTTCACTGGTGATTCACTTAAATTAGGGTTTGTTCTAAACTCATTAGAATAATTTACTCTATCTCTAGCAGTAGTTTTAGAATCCTTAGCAGAAATTTCTTTTTTACCTTTCCTTAATTCATCTAAAATATCTGTCAAGAGTTTAGTTTGTTTCTTATTCTCTTTAAGGATATCTTCTGCAACAGAGTTAATGTTCTTAGAATGTTCTACTGACTTCTTAGTTGCTTGTTCAGAAACATTCTTCATTTCAGATACATTAACTTTATCCAGTTCGGCTTTAGCTGTTTTCAATGCAGTATCCAGAACAGAATGGTTATCCATTTGTTCTTTATATTTTCTACGAGCTTCCTTGGTTTTATTTAAAGTAGTTTCTACCATGGTAGAATCACTTCTTTCACCGAAGTGTTTTAGAATATTTCGGATAGAAGATTGAAGTTTTGCTACATTGTCTTCTGGTTGGTTTGCTGGATTTGCTGAAGTACCGTCTTGATTTAAGTGTCCATTGGTTAGTATGCTAAGGTCAGTTACTGTGCCTGTTAAATCGGATATATCACCTGTATTAGTGGATTTAGTAATGTGTACTTCATTCTCACCTGACTGTGATTTAGCCAAAGCATTTTTCAATGAAGTCTTAGCATCTAAACCACCTAAATCACCTGTTGATGTAGAACCAGTTTGAATCTTAAGTTTACTGTTTAAACCTGTGCTACTTGCAGCTTTAGGTTTAGCCATTGGTTTTGGTCTTGGTTTCTTAGCTTGGCTATCACCAGTTTCTTTACCTTCAATGTTTTGTGGTTTATTATTAGCTACTTGTTGCGGTACTGCAAAATTACCATTACCACTAACACTAATAACTTCACCATTTGCATTTTCAGGATGACGATATACGTATACTGCACCAGGTCTACCATATACACCTGTACCATGGAAGAAGTCTGAACAATATCCTTTAGGGTGTACACTAGTACCCACGTTAATGGCAATATGACCATGAACTGGAGATGAAGGACATCTATCCCAAACAATAACGTCACCTACTTTAGATACACTAGAGATACCTGATTGAGTAGTTTGAGCAACCAGTTTAAAACCAAGTCTTGCTAACTCACCATTTCGGTGGTACATATAAGCAGATTGTTGTCTATTGACTTTAAAACCACCGGCAATCAAGGCAGATGCGACATAAGACGCACATCTGTGTTTTGATGTCGCACCACAGTTTTTAGCCATCCAAGCAATAGCCTTACCCATTCTAGAATTAGGTGTGATTTTAACATTCGCATTTGCTAATGGATTTGGACCAGAAAAACCAGTAATATCATTACCATTATCTGTCTTAGAACCATTATAACCATATTGAGAATAATGGAATGCTGCTTGGTTAATTTCACTAATTCTTTGTTGTTTTTGGGCAGCAGTTAATCTATTGTCATTAAGAATAGCTTGTCTAGCAACAGCATAGGATTGTTGTGCTTTTACTTGAGTATCTCTAGATATACCACCTCTAAAACCAGTACCATCACCTGTCGGCATTGAACCAGCAGTAGTATTTGTACCACCAATAGGAACATCTACACCAAACGAACGGTGTTTAGCAAACATGTTATTAGTAAGTTGTGCACGTACTTGACCAATTGTACCAGAGTAAGAAGGATTAGCTCTTGCTGCTTGTGGGAACAATGAAGCAAAGGAGGCATTATCGCCAGCTTGTAGGGCTTTTCTTGCACCACCTAAACCTAAGAAGTGCGCTAGGTAAGCATCACCTGGTTGAACGTTACTAGATACTTTTCTTAATGCTTCAATATTGTCTTTAACATATTGGGCACCTAAGATGGCATTCGCTGCACCATTAGTAGCAGGAGTACCAGCAGGGATATTATATTTAGGACCATATTGTTTTAACATTTGTTTCCAAGTACCATCTAGGAATTGGAATAAACCAGTTGCACTAGAACCTTTTGCTCTAATACCAGGTTGGAAACCAGATTCTTGAGCAGCCATACCGGCTAACAAACCAGGGTCTACACCTACTACTTTAGCAGCTGCGATAATAGTATCTTTTACAGCACCCCAACTACCAGAGCCAGTAGGTTGTGGTACATTGGCTAAACTACCGCCTGCACCATCACCAGTTAATGCTTGTATGTTTGCCATAGTACCATTAGCTAAATTAGATGCAACATCAGTAGCAGCATCTAAGGCTGATTTATCACCATTCCACCAAGCTGAAACATTTTGCTTAATACTATCCCAAGCATTTTCTGTTGTATTCTTAAATGTATTCCAAAGATTAGAACCATAATCTTTTACCTTATCCATGGCACTAGATAATTGTCCCATGACGGTTGATTTATTGGCTTCTTCAATAGCTTTAATCTTACCTTCAGAACTACCTTTAGATTCTACATCTTTTTTCAGATAATTAATATCTGCATCAGCTGATGCCTTATTGGTATTTAGTGTATAACCTTCCCATGGTGAAACAGTACATGACCATACGGAACCGTATTTACCTTCACTGTTCATCATGGTTGTAGCAATAGCCATTTGTTCAGATGGTCTAGCACGAGAAATAACAAAGATATCTGTAGTATTTAATACTGAACGTACGCCATTCATTAAGTTCAAGAATGCTGGTAAGAAACGACCACCAATATACATGGTCAGTCTTTGTAAACCAGAAGTATCGTTTTTATCAATACCAAATAAACTACAGGCTTTAATGACTAATTCTGCTATATCGCCTTTATAGGTTGCTTTGCCTTGAGAAATAGTTACATTTTCTTTAACCATTAATTCTAAACGAGCTAATGTACTAATACGGTCTGATTCGCTTAAGCTAGATAAACCATATGTTTTATAACGAATAGCATTAAATGGGTCGTAACCACTTTCTTTAGGTGTGTCTTCAGCAGTATCGGATTCAAACAAACCAAAAGTACCAGCTAACCCAGTAATGATACCAATACCTGGAACAGCAGCAAGTAAACTAAACTTACCAGCCCCTTTAATAAAGTCTGTTACAGGTTTACTCTCAGTCGCACTGGCTGCTAATGCACCACCTGCGGCGGCTGCTGCTACACCTACACCCATTTTACCAATATCTTTAGCTTTTGATTTATCTAAACCTTCTTCTATCTTAGCAGTTTCAGCATCTTTCTTAGATTGCTCTTGTAATCCATTTGCCATTGCAGCACCTTGTGCAAACTTAGCGCCTTCTGGAGTGGATTTAATCTTAGCTAAAATATTATCGATAAAGCTAATTGCTTGGTCACCTGAACTATTAATAGCAGCATCTTTAAATGGAGATTGTGTAGAATTATACTCACCTGGTTTTGGTTTAATACCTACGTAGTATTTATACTCTTCTTGGTCTTTTAAATCATAAGCATCTTCAGCACTGTTTTTAGGATTAATACCTTTTAATACACTCATGGTTTTTGTAAACACAGGTTTAAACCTAGAGTTATACCAGTACATCCAGTTAGCTGTATGTTCTTTATCTTCTTTATCGACATCAAATAGTTCCATCACTTCTTCGATGTCTATTTTAGATTCATCGATGCTAATCTGTCCATTTACATAACGAACAGCTTCGTCTAACATGTTCTCAAACTTCAGAACAATCTTAGCTTTCTTCTCATCTTCATCTGGATTAAAACCATACATTAACAAACGTGCTTTTACTTTGTCATTGATTTTGGTATCGTTTTTCAATAGTTTATAAAGACCATAACCTACCGCACCTACAGCGGCTGTACCTAAGATAGCCCAACCAATTGGGTTAGTAGCAAGGAATGTAGCCGCCGTACCTAGACCACTGGCTAAACCACCTAAACCAATACCTGGAGTCATTGCAGCAGATAGGGCTAAACCACCTGCATCCCATGCGGCATCACCGAAGTTACCTTGAGCCAGATTACTAGCCATGGATACACCAGAAGTTACCATGCCAAGACCACCTAGGAATTTACCACCTAGTTTAGTAGCACCACCCATGAGTTTACTACCTAACCCACCTGCTTTTGTACCTCCGAATAAACCACCAGCTGCCTTTCCTACAATGCCTGCACCTGGTATCTTAGATGCTACTTTACCTAGGAAACCACCAGCAGCTTTACCACCTACTGATGCAGCTTTGCCGCCACCTTTCAGACCCATTAAGCCTAACATACCGGCACCTACTGTTTTAGCACCATCCCAAAGTGTACTTAGAAAACCGCCGCTCTCTTCTTCCTCTTCACCATCTTTATCTTTTTTCTTTTTACCTTTTCCAAAACCAAATGGTAAAAGACTTGCAATCATAGAGGCCAATCGGAAATCTCGCTTAGCTTGTTTTTCATCTTCAGCTTGTTCTTTCTTCTCTTCGGCTCGTTTCTTACGGTTATCTGCCATGCCATTTTCACGTAAACCATCACCATCTACATCGCCTAAGGTACCGGCAGGTAGTGGAATACGTTTATCTAAGAGATTATAAATAGCATAGAGATATCGATTGGTATCGTTAACTAAAGCAAGATTCAGGAACATACCATCCATTGCTGATTTTACTTTACCAATACCTTTATCGAAACCAGATTTAAATCCAGAAGCAGCACCAGATAAAACAGCCCAACCAATCTTAGCTGCACCTACAGCTAGATTAAAACCAAACCTAGCCAATTTAAATGCACCTACGGCAGTTTTAACACCTAAGTTAACCGTTTTAGATACTAAGTTACCAGCCATAGTGGATAGTTTCTTAGCTACTAATTTACCCATTGTACCAATCTTATTACCGTATTTATCTACTAAACCTTTTTCGATTTCTTCTTGGGTAACAATGATTGTAGGTGTACCAGATTCTTGCATTTGTCTAACATCGTAAATTGGACCTATCATTTTACGAGCGTCAGTAACATAGTCATTTGCACCTTCATCGTAATACATTCTGTCTTTAATATCACGAGCAAGCATTACTGGGTTTTTCAAGTCACTAGGTAAGTATACATCTACTTGTAAAGCATTGGTATATCCTTCTTTTACTCTACCGTAAAGATTATGTTTCTTAGCTAACATATGTCCTGCTGCAAGAATAACACCGGCTGGGCCTAATAGTGCTGCGCCTACTGCTAAACCACCTAATTTACGAAGTACTTTTTTCTCTTTAAACCAATTCATTGCTTTTACAACAGTTGGTTTATTCTTAAACATTACAATGGAATCTTTAAACTCATCGTAAGTTAATAAGAGATTACCTTCTTCATCGTAAATTGAACCTTGGATGTCTTCCCATTTTTTGATGACTTTACCTTCAGCTGTACGGTATTTACCCATCATGAAGTCTTTGGCTTTTAAGATAGGTTCAGGTGTGCCTTGTTTATACACATCCATGAATTTATCTTTAAGTTTATTTGATTTATCGTTATAAAAATCTTGTACATTCTTCATGTACTTATCTTTATTATCTCTAAACAAATCAATACCACCACCAACAATACTAGAACCTATACCAAATGCAGCTGGTATACCTGTTCTAAATGGCCATGTACCAATACCCCAAAGGAACTCTGCATTTTGTCTAAGCAAGGATTTCTTTTGGTCTTCTATTGATTCATTCGGTTTAGGAGGACCCATTACTTGGCGTTTACGTCTAAAGATATTATTAGCAAACTGCCACCAGCGTTTACCTGTTTGTGTAGTAGGGTCACTATTCTCTACTTTATCCGAAATAGCTAATGAACTTAAAGTATCCAATTTCTGTACAGCTACTTTTAAATACAGATTGGTTAGAGTTGTATTATCAGCAATGATTTCTAAATTAGATTTACCTTCTTTATTTCCACCGATTTGGGTATTAAGTGTATTCTTAATAGAATCAAATGCATTAGATGATTTTTCAGCAGTTCTTCTAAACATATTGATAAATTTTTGGATAGCTGAGGGGCCACCCATTTTCTCAACATCTTCTTGGTTGATGACATATTCGTCTTTATGGACTACGCCAGCCAATTCATCTTCTGAATTACCAGAAGTAGATTTACCTGTATAACCACCAGATGCGAAGCTACCCATTTTTTCAAGTTCTTCAACCGTGTGTGGCCTATTTACACCACCATTAACCATCCATGGTGCTGGAAGTAGTTTTCTATTTGGGTCGTATCTACCTGATAAATAACTATCCGAAATTGTTCTACCTAGTGCTGTATTACCAAAACCACTTTTTGTTCTGCTATTTTGATAAGCCATTGCTGAGGCAGCATTTCGGGAAGAATTTCTATATGCAAGTTTATTATCATTTTGGTCTGTATAATAACTACGCATGACATTTCTAAAATCATTACCAGATAGATTATTCAAATTAGACATAAAGCTATCGTAACCAATTCGACCGTCTACAGTAACCACACCACTTCGTTTTAAATAATCTAACTGACCAGTTGCAGATAAATTATTAATTAAATCAATGTCTGGTCCTAAGCCTTTAGTAGCTGAATTGATATTGTCAGCAATTTCTGCAAAGTTCTCTTCATCTTCTTCGTGGTCTCGTCTATTAAGTTCTTTAAACTTCTTAGCCACAATTTCTGCTTTTTCTTTACCTAACAATGTAGCAAATGTATCTGGATTAGAAAGTAATTCAGGTGTCAATGGTTTACCTGCTTTACTATAAGAAATTAATATCTGACCAATTAAATTAGAATCTTCTTTAGTGAAACCATTTTTATATTCTAATTTACCAATCTTATTGTAACCATGCAAATCTAGTTTACCCATTACACCTAAACCAGCAGAGGTATATGTATTTGCTGCATTTGTACCTAATGCTCGAACAGTTAAATCTTTCTGCATCTCTGAACTTTTCTGGAATCGTCCTGATGCGTGATTATAATCCAAAAGCTCAACTTCACTACCTGTACGTATCATGGTGATTTCACGTAAGATTCTAGATAAGTATCCTGGGATAATAACATTAATTGATTTATTAGCTAGTCTTTGTTGTCCTTCTGGTGTATTGAAATCTTTATAACCGTTAAGATTATCTACATGAATTGCTTTTGCTTTATCAGTAGCTTCATCTACGTGCATTTTTAACCAATCTACAGCACCAAGCATCCAATCAGTTATTGTGTTAGATTGTTTATCACCTAAAGAACCATCTGCTTGCTTATCTCTTGTACCTAGATAATTAATCAAGAACTTCTCAATTTCTTTACTACCTAACATTTTAGATAATTCAGGCCCCATGTTATTCTTAAAGCGGTTTAATGCAACACCACCTTTAAGAATTTTATCACCGTATTTGGTACCTTTCATGTTTTTTCTAAGAAATTTACCTACTTTACCGCCTGCTATAGATAACAAAGAGCCAGAAGCTAAACCAGATAGTTTTCTAGTATCAGAACGACCATCGCTAAACATATCATCAGCTTCATTATCCAACATGGTTTCAGCCATAGGGAAAATAGATTCAGTAAGGTCACTTAGAGTACCAACATATTGAGAAATATTTTCACCAATATTTTTGATGAGTTTCTCCATGAAACTAGAAGAAATACCACCAAAAAATTTCTGTTTAACCTGTTGTTTTATTGCTTCTGTATTCTTCATCTTAACATAATCAGGTAAACCGGTATTTAATTTAATATCGTTTAATGTTTTCAATAAAGTAACATTAGATGTCGATTGGTTATGATAAATATCACTTAACACATGTAATTGACGAATACCTAATTCAATCGATTTACGATAATAATTAAATGTATTGGTATTACTAAATAATACAGATTGACGTAATGAAGCATCTACTGATGCCAATACTCGATACTGTCCTTCAAAACGTGTTGTTTCAATAGCGTCTTTAGCTAGTTCTTTTTTCTCGTCAATTACTCTCTGTTTTTGCTGTACTTTTGACTGTAAACTAAATAACTCACCAAGTGTTTGGTTAATTGAGTTATTTCTTCTGGTTTCTTCAGAATCCTCTCCGCTATCGTATGAATCATCATCACTTCCAGCTACTTTATTTAGTAAATTAGTTACTTTAGTTAAACCATTTCTATCTGCGATAGGGATTACTTTACGTAATAGACTTTGGGTTTGTTTCTTAACAGAATTGAGTGATTCTAATGATTCACCAATTGTATAACCTAAGTTATCTTTAGCGTTAGATACTTCATCAAACACTTCACCATATGCCTTAGGAAGTACTTTATTTAATACAGTCTTCATCCCTTGTTTAGAAATGATACCGTCCGATATACCCTTAGCGATATCAGCTGTAGCATTTAATGCTGGAGAACGATTGGATTTATTCTTTTCAAAATCCACTGATTCACCATCACCAAAGAAATCAGCATCGTTCATTTCTTCTTCGAAATCAAAATCGAAATCGAATTCATTGTCCATAGCCATGGCTTTTTGGACATTCTTCTTTTTTCCAAACATGATATAATACTCCTGTTTGTATTTTATTAAAAATTTATATACTCCAATTATATTATTGGGATTTCATAACTTTACGCCTAACACACTGTTAGGCTACTCTCATTATA